ATTTTTCCCAGATATTTCACTATATTCGTTTTGGAAAAAGGCTTTATTATCTATAATAGATTGATAACCGTCTTCGTATGTAGTTAACATACTACCAAAATATCCTCCACTTATATCCGTATTATCTGGTGGATATCTAGCGCAATGGTTATTCTTTGTAATTTGATCAGGAAAAAATGAAAAAAAAGCATTGGATACATCTACCGTTTGATAATAATTCAAATAACCCTTATTCATTGCTAAAAGTGTTGCATGGTCCATGGTTTGTGACAATTTACCATCTTTTACTTTATGAACCTTTGAATTTGCATTATTAATATCACAAAATAAATGTAAACTTTTCTTTGATTTTATATAGTCGTAAGCTGATACTTGTTCAGTTATTCTTGTAGGATTTTTAAAACTTCCACTCATAATTAGTATATTATAAGAAAATATTTATTAATTTTGTTTTTAAAATTAATAAGATAAATACCGATATTTTATTATATAATATTTTATTATATGGACATTTGCCTACAACTTGATAAATATTCAAAAAGTGATTTATACGATATATTTGAATTAAAACAAGAAGAAGTAACAAAATTAAATATTCATCATAAATGTTTAAGTTATATAAATGAAATAGAATCAAATCAAAGCATTGCTCTTAAAGAAAAAATACCATTAGTAGATTTTTTAAAAAAAGCAATGAATAGACTAATTCTTCTTAACAACACATTAACTATCACACAAAAAGAATTCACTGGTAATTTAGAAACAAATGAAATTTATGATCCTAGACACTCTATCATCAAAAAAAATCCTAAATCTACAGTTGCTGCAAAAATTAATCCTTTAATACGAAACACAGTTGGGTATGTTTTAAATATTAATACAATGTTTCGTAATGATTATTATAATACAAGGTCAACTGATTTCCAAATCGATTTAAATAATAATTTATTAAATGTTACAGGATTAACTTTACAATCAGCAGAAATACCTGATTTATACTATACATTTTCCAGTGTTAATAAAACAAATGAATTTTCTTTAGAATTTTTTGATATCAGTAGTAACAATCTTGATAACGCGAATGTTAGCACTGATGTTAGTATAATCAACCAAAGTAAAAAAACGGTTAGAATTAAAGACGGTATTTATACACCACAATCATTAATGAGTTATTTAAACGAATATGTATTTAATGATACTAGTGATAATAAACTTAGTAGAGTAGGTGCTTATTATGATGAAGTAACAAAAAAATTTAACTTAGTTCGTGATATCAGAGGTACAAGTAATGGTGGTCAACCAGTTCAAAACTTAGCAGGTGACCCTATTGAATTAAGATTTAATATAGATTGGAGAGTAGAAGGAGAACCAAATCGTCCCATACAAATGAATATGGGATGGATGCTGGGTTATAGAAAACAATATTATAATTATGAAACGGATTATGTGAAACGAAATCAAGCAAATACAACATCTGTTCAAGGTTATTCACCAGAAGGAATGTTTAATACTGACGGTAATCGTTACTTATTTTTAGCTGTTGATGATTTTAATAATAATTTTCCACAAACAATATTCTCTCCATTTCAAGAATCCGTTTATACAAATAATAATATTTTGGCTAAATTGGTAAAAAACGCACAAGGAAATTATAATTACGAAAACCCTGATGTTGAAAAATTCTATGTCAGAAAATACTTTGGACCAGTTAATATATCTAAACTTAAAATAACAATATTAGATGAATTAGGGAGAGTAGTTGATTTTAATAATACGGATTATTCATTATCTTTGCGAATAGAACAATTATATAATACAAATTCAAAAAATGCTTAATAATGATATCTATATTTAATTTTTTTAAGATAATTTGATCTAACATATGGAAGCATTTCATTAGCATTATTTTTTGAATTATCATATTTATCTTTTGTTTCTTTTAAAAAATAACCAACAAAAAATCCACTTGTAAATATAAAAATAGTTTGTATATTTTTATCCATACTAAATAAATACAATATTAAAAATATTCTATTTATTTTTATTTTATAATAATTATATCAAAAAATATACTTTCGTATGTAATAAGTTTAATATATTTTATTTAATTATATTAATACTAAGATGCTCTTTAAAATATTATTATTTTTGTTATATATATATCATACTACATCAACATTAACTAAATCCTGTACTGGACACGATGGCTGTAAAAATGAAGAGTGGATAGGGTCATATGAGGTTACTTGTAATGGTGGCGAAAGAATTTGTCATAACACAGTATTAAAATGCGGTAGAGATAATTGTAAAATTATAGTAAAAGGAAGCGGTCATGATGCGTACCAAAATAGCATTGTTTATGCACAAAATATAAAGCGTGGAGGAGGATTCATATTAAATTGTAAAGCATCTGGACAAAGAAAATGTAAAAATAATATTATTTATTGTCCTAGAGAAGTTGGAACAGAATGTGTATGTAAAAATTGTGATTCTTCTACTATTATGTATTATAAATATGGAACATATATTTCCAGTGGTGGAGCAACATCGAAATACTATTGGGACGGACCAGTTGTGTGTGATGGAAAGGTAGAATGCGATAGAGATGAAAACACAAAGGATTTAGATTATACATCTGGTCCTAGTTTTTATTATATGTATAAAGGCTATCCTTCTATGACAAGTACATATGATATTGATTTATATGAAGATAAATACGGAAATAATATTGATTATCCAATGTTTATTGGTGAATATTATAAAACATGGTCATACGTATCACAACCTGGTCAAACTCCCTCTTATAAATATAAACTGGTAAATTATAGCAATGTTTATGGTATGAGAGGAAAAGTTTGTAGAAGAAGATATAATGAAGGTATGAGTTATTATTATTATAAGGGTAAATGTCTTGATTATAAATACGGTGACCCTTATGAAGGATTTTGGGTATTAGGTGAGCCAGCACAAAGTTGTACCAATGCTTGTATAAATTATAATATGACTTGTGATAAACAACAACATCTTGCTCATTTACCTGAATTAGAAACGGGACCAGATTTCGGAGGAATACTTCATAGATTTAATGCTACTTGTGATAGTTATACTATTGAATATCAAAACGGTAAAAGAACACCAGTATATAATGCTTTAACAAGACAATGTATATTATCTAATTCTACAAGAACCGGCAACAATTGGTATTGCAATGAACCGCCTTGGACAAATGGTGCTGCTGACGAAGATAAACGTAGATTATGCTGGTGTGCACCTACAATATTTAAACCACAAAAAGTTTGTGATGTAAATAAAACAATGTGGATAAACACTACAAGATGGATAAACACTACCAGGTGGATTAACACTACAAGATGGATTAATACTACTAGATGGATTAATACTACTAGATGGATTAATACTACTAGATGGATTAATACTACTAGGTGGATTAACGCTACTAGGTGGATTAACACTACAAGATGGATTAACGCTACTAGATGGATAAATCAAACAAGATTTATAGATAAAGAAAAAATAAAATGGATCAATCAAACAAGATTTATAGATAAAGAAAAAATTAAATGGATAAATCAAACCAGGTGGAAAGATATAGAAAGAATAAAATGGATTAATAAAACCGGATGGATTAATAAAACAAATATAATAAATGTAAAAAAAATAATAGAAAAAATTAAATGGATTAATAAAACAAGATGGATTGATAAAGAAAAAATTAAATGGATTAATAAAACAAACATAATAAATAAAACGAAATGGTTAAGAAAAAATAATGAAACTTTTTCGATATATCAAATATCAAAACCAATAAAAGATAAAGAAGAAAATAAAACAATATTTAATTTAGACTTCAATAACCTTTATGTGCTTGGTGGAGTTAGTATAGGGGGATTTATTATATTTTGCATAACATTTTATATTGCTTGGAAATGCTGGTTGAGAGATAAATTAGAAGAAATGCTTTTAAATTTTTGTTGTGGTGAATGGGGTGAGAAAACAATGGATTGTATGGAAGCACTGGGTTTTGTAGAAAAATGGAGAGAGAAAAAACAAAAAAAAGATGATATGAAAGAATATTATGGATTAACACCAAAACAAATAGCTATTTGTAAAGAAGCAAAATCATTAAATAAAATAAAATACGAGGAAGCTGTAAAAATAAGGTGGGACAACATATCACAACAAGCAATTCGACCGGATGATGAATATCATAAAACATTATTTAAAAATATTACAAAACCAACACATAATATGATAGAATTATCTGTATTAGATGAAATAGAAAATAATATAAAAAATGAAAATGATATAATAGAAAATATTGAAGATGAAAATTATATTATAAGTGTATTACCAGGAACGCCAAGAAGACGAAACGTTGTAAGAATTTAATAGATTATTGTACAAAAATATATAATAAAAATATTATATATTTTTTATTTTTTTTTGGTTTTTATTTTTTTTTGGTTTTTATTTTTTTTTGGTTTTTATATTTTTTTATTTTTTAATAATTACATCATAATAACATTATATACGGGATAATCTGTTTCAAATCCATAAATTCTATTTCCAATGCGATGTCCTTTTCCAATTGATAATTCTTTTATATCTTTATTAAGTAGTAAATAAACTTTACGTTCCTCTTTTCTATTACAAAATTCATCACATAATGTAATTGTGCTAGGAATAGTTGTTAATGTTAGGTTAATAGTTAATGTAGTAGTCATAGATAATTTACATTCATTTGATTTTGGAACTACCACCGCTTTATCTGTATCATCATACGTATCTGGTGTTAATTCATTATTTAATTCAACTGATTCTTCATCATCTTCATCATCTTCTTCATCATCTGAACTATTATTTTCAACTTCTGAATCATTATTCTCTTCTATTACTGTTTCTTCAATAAGTTGTAAATCATTATCTTCGTCTTGTATTGATCCATCTTCTGCTACCCATGGGTCATCAATATCGTCTATATCTAAGTCGTCAACTAGTTCATCAGATAAATCATCTACTTCTTCATCTACGTCTTTAACAGTATTAGTATCATTTTTAAGGTCTTGTTTTATAACATTAGTTTCTTCTTCAACTACCTTTTCTTCAACCACCTTTTTCTTAGGTGCCTTTTT